CGTAAAAGTGCGATTTGAATTCGTCTCTATTAATTCGTATTCCACTTTGCTCCACGGCGTTGAATACCACTGTGGCTTTTGTGTTGTAAAAGTCGTTGATTGGTTCATTTATTTTGTCTTTTAAGTCGTTAAATATCGTTTCGCAATATTCATAGTGTTTAACTATAGGTACTATTCTATTAACATCTTCTTTATTGGGATATTTGTAGTAAAGAAATTGATGGCTTATTGTTTTTTCTGGTATATACGTAGGTGAATTTAATGTTATGTCAAAAAGATTTTGAAGAATAAGATAATGTAAAAATTCCTTCTTATCTCGCACATATATTTTATCTAATGCGTTTAATATATATTTTATAGCGTCAATACCAACGTTTAATGTCTCACTATGGTCATTCGTCAATATAAATCCTTTATTACTATTTAACGGACGAATGTAAACAGCACATACTCCATTATTTGTAGGATGTTCGAAATGATTATTAGGGATTATTTCAACAAATGCTTCACCTTTAGCATAATTTTTAAATAACTCTAATTGTTTGTCGTCTTCAACTAACCAAAACATAACTTTTATTTTGGCTCAATATACAATTAATTTATTAGTAATCCAAACTTTATGAAATAGGTACTAAATAATCGTGGTATTCTTTTATATGCTCTGCTCCTACCATAGGTCCTTTATCAGGATGAATATGATAAGACCCCGAATATGCTAAACCTGTTCTACTATTTTTATATACTGTACCATCTGTAATTAAATTACTTTGTATTGATTGAGGTTTGTAAAATTTAGAAAAATCATTTCTAATAAATTCTTTTAAACCTAGTTTATTAATTTTTCTTTCTGTTGAATCAATGATATTTAGATTAGCTTGAGATACATCTCTTGCCTCTCCTACTAAAGTCCATTGTACTTCAGTTATTACATAAGGTATGTAATTATAAGTAATATCATTTTTTTTCATTTTTTCATAAGTATTTTTATCTAATTCTAAATACTTAGTTTCATTTCTTTTACAAGCAAAATATCTTATAAAAAATCCATTTATATAATCTTCTTCTGTTGGGTTAGGATAATATTGTTGGGGATTTAATTGTGTTGAAGCTATATCTACACCCCTAATTCTATTATAATCATCTACATCCTTTATATTTTGATATTGGCCTGGTATTACTTCTCCATCGTAATTAGCTGCATATTGTTGAAAATCTAAATTTTCAGATTCTTTTTTTTCAATATTTGATGTTTGAACAATTTTAATTATTTGTTCTGATGGTTGATCATTTGGATTTTTTCCACTAAAAAGATTACCATTATACATAGACCAATAATAACCAATATATTCTTCTCCATTAGATATTTTTTGATACTCATTTCCTCGAGTATATAAATTAGTTTTTATTCTATTTTTAGGTATATACATAATTATTATTTAGGAGCTATATAAGGATTTGGTGCTAAGTTTTTTTTCTGTGCATATTGTTGAGCAACACCACTAAAAAATTGTGGTAATGCAGGATAAACGTTTTTATCTTCATCTGTTACTGTTGGAAAAGCACTTTTTATTTCCATTCTAAATGATCCTACATTATATAAAGTATTTAATAATTTATTTAATGCTTGTTGGGATTGTTCTTTAGCAGGTGATAAATAAAATTGTCCTGTTCCTTTTTGGTTACCCATTTGATTTGTTTGAGTATTAAATTTTAACCCTAATCCTATAGATCCTTGTAAATTTTTAGTTGCTTTAGGAGTAGCATACATTAATATAGAACCCCTAGTATAACCATTTCCAGTTATTCTATTATCTTGATAACCCCCATTATCATTTCCTATTAACCAAAAACATCTACCATATTTACCACTACTGTAGGATATAACCCTATAATTACCCATAGGAATACAACTAATAACATTTTGATTATTATTCCAAGGTAATTCTACAGTTGCTAATGAATATAAAATCTTACCATCTTTATTTAAAACATCCATTACTCCTAAAGTTTGAGAACGATCATCCATTATTCGACATAAATTAACCCTTAACACTTCTTTACTTAATGGTAAAGGTGGTGGTGGAGGTGGTAAACTAGGACCTTTTAATATATTACCTGTATTACTAAATATTCCCATTTTTTAATTGTTAGGTGCTGATTGAGTGTTTATTGTTGTTGTCCATGATGTAGGATCTATCTTATGATCAGTACCCGTGACTATAAGTTTAATTTTATCTTTATCATAAGATGGTGGTAATACTTTACCATCTACCTTAAAAGTTTCATAAAGTTTTATACCTGATATACCATCTATTTCTAAACTAAGATTAAAAGGTAAGAAAAATGGAGCTGCTGATTTTGCTATACCTCCTTCTTCTACTGGGCTTTGTAAATATCCCATTAAAAGTTGAATAAATTGATTATTTAATGATTGGAATGTTTGAGCAAAATCTTCATTCCATTGTCTATCTGCATATATATCTTGGTATGAATTATCTTTTTTGCTAAATGCTGCTATTACATTACTCCAAAATCCTTCATTACTTGTTATTTTTTTAAATGTTTTTATTATTTTTTCTTTTTGGGTTTCTTCTTTTTCTTCTTTATTAACACCTTCTTTATCTTTATCACCTTCAGATCTTTTTACAGGAATGATTCTATCTATTAAACCTTCATTATATTTTGAAAATGCAGTTGCATTACCAGCTGTTTGGTTACCATTAGCTTGAGCTCCAATTGTAACCATAGATGCAAAATTAGAAGGTATACTACCATCTAGATTTATATTTCGTATAAAAGATCCTTTACCAAAAGTATTAAAAGTACAAATTGTTCTTCCTGTTGAAGGCGGCTCTATTGTAAAAGTTTGAGGTGCATTATTAATAAATTGAATTAAAGTTTGGTCATCATTTAATCTTACTGAAAATTCATTAATTGATCCTGTTGCAGTATTAACTCCACTTAAAATTTTATTTAAAAATCCAATTAAAGATTTAGCACCATCATCATTTTCTTCTTCTTCATTTAAACATGTTGCTATAAAATTTAAATTTAATAATACTTGTGATAAACGCCCGTTTAAATCATCATATCTATAAGCTGTATTATATGTATTATATAATGCTATTCGTGTATCTTCTGATTCATCAGATATACCATTAGTAGAACCTACTTCAGGATATTCTAATATAGATCCATCATCCTTTTTAACAAAAGGGATTTGTTTAGAAAAAGGAATTAAACAAGTTATAGGATTTGCAGATAAAGTTCCTTGTGGAGAGTTAAATAATGTTAAATCTGATGTTGTTGAACTGGATGAACTTAAACCTAAATATTCAAAATTTAAATCAAATGCACAATTAGGTACATCTTCATTATTTAATAAGATATTTTTTTGTAACCAAGCTATAAGATAACCAAATGTTATAAACATTTGTGGGTTACCTGCTTTTGATCTACCAAACATTCCTTGGTTTAGTTGACATATACCTTTTTTTATAGTTAATGTCTTTTTTGATTTATAGTCTTTAGAGGGTAATGCAAAGCCTTTAATTTTAGCATCTTCTGTACCAAAATTTAACCCACCAGCGGCATTAGTAACAAAATCCCTAAATCTATTTTTAGCACTATATATTGCAAATAACCATTGACTTAGTGAGTCTTTAGTAGCATTATCAATTAAAGGAAATTCTACACCTTCCTTTTCTTGTTGGTCTCCTCCACTACCCTCTATTTCTTGTTCTTTATTTAAAGATTGATTAACTTTAAGAGTTTCTATCACATCTCCTAACCCAACTAAATCAATTGTAATATCATAACTTCCATCAGGGTTAAAATTCCATTTAAAATTACTTACTTTTCCAAAAACACCATCATAATTTCCTACTCTTTTTTTCCTTTCTGTTTTAATTAATTTTATTAATTCAAATTGATTTTTTGTACCATTTAAAAAGTTTCTTAAAGCAGGTGAATTAAATTCATCATATGATTGAATTCCACCCTTAGAATTTAAATAAATACTCCACCCAAATTCTAAAAGTAAAGTATATCCAGGTCGCATATACAATTTATCTATTAATTCAAATTGTTTCTTACTATAACACTTTATTGTAACTTCTGTTTTTGATAAAGCTCCATTATTTATAAATTTTACAGCAGCATTAGTAATACCAGGCATTGGTACATATCCTCTTTCTCTATCACCTCCCCAACCATAAGCACCCCCTGCTCTTGAATCTAAATCAGAAGTAACATCAAATCTTTTTTTTCCATCTTCTCTTACAACCCCCCCTTGTAAGATTAAACTTTTAGCTAAATCACCACCATCATTATTAACATCAATTGAAGATGCTAATCTAAGCCATGGGGTTTTTGATTGTTGATATTGTAAATCTTTTTGAGTTCTTCCACTACCTCTTTTTAAAGATGCTTGTCTGAAATTAATTTGTTGGGTTACCCAATCTTCAAAACTTTGTCCTAATATATTCATTTTTACAACTCATTTAAATTCCTATATTCATCAACTATATCGCTAATATTTTGAGGAATAGCTATTTGTGAACCAGGTGATAAATAAATTGAACCAAAATTAACTTTATTAGGGTTTCTAATTGATATTATCCACCATAAAGTTACATCTCCATAAAATTGATATGCTAAAGCATCTAACCTATCACCAAATTCTGTTTCAACATAAATATCTTCTTCGCTAGCTCCAACCTCAGGATAATAAACTGTGTCATAATACTTATCTCCTGTAGTTCCAACGTATGGATTTTTATTTCTTATTTCTTGTATAGTTTCGTACCTATTCATAATTTATATTGTTGGTGTTCCTGTATTTTCATAACTTTTATAGGTATCTGAGTAATTAGTACTACCAGCAGAATTAGCTAATGCTATATATTTTTGTCTTGGATCTGTTAAACTATCTGCTCTTGCAGGAACAAATTTCTGTATTGGTATAAATGTAAATCCTGTTACTTGTATCATATGAGGCATTTGTTTAACAGATTTATCTTCTTCTCCATTAACCCCAATTGCTATCTCCCAAGGAGATTCTTCAGGTATTCCATAACTTATACTTTTTATAATACCTGGTTGGTCATATAAATAACCCCCCATTGTTATACGTGCTATATTTCCTCTCATATAACCACTACTACTATAATCAGGTGCAAGAGACGATGCTAAATAATTTAATTTTTTATACATTGGAATTAATTCAGCTTTTGATTGAGCATAGACTGTCCAACCCATTGAAATCTCTCTTCCAAATCCTTGATAATTATATAATTCTTCACCTCTACCTACATATTTAACTCCCTCCCAATTAGCTGTATAATTATCGTTAAATTCATTAATAAATGCTCTAAAATGTATGTATGTATTTTGAGAAGGCTTATTAAAATCCATAATAGCAATATTAAAATCAACTGAGTCTTTTGTTGCTTTAGTTTGATCTACTTGAGTACCTTTATACATCGGTGTAGCTGTAAGTTTATCTAAAGCTTGTAAGCTAAAAGCATCTACCCCATAATTTAAAACATTTTTAACTGGGGTAACTGTTTGTCCTGATGTATTAGGTAATGTTATACCTGCTTCTTGTCCAGGATCCCCCATATTTATTCTCTTATTTTGATTTTTAAGCCTATAATCTGGTGCTAATGATAAAACCTTTGAAGACTTTAACTGGTTTTCCATTTGCTCATTAGCAATCCCTGGTACTGCTACAGATCCAGGTGTTGCAGCCGCAGCTATAGCACTACTATTAAAATTTCCTGCAATAGTATTTTTTCTAAAATCTAAAGGATTTGATAATCCTATTGAATTACCTTGTGAGTTTAATTCAAAACTATATAATTGATTTTGTGTTGAAGTTTGGGTTAAATTATTAAGTGCTAAAAGAGGATTAGTTTGCATCCCTGGTTCATTCGCTATAAATGAGAAAGGATTAGAATATATTTTATTAGAATAAAGACGTAATCCACCTGGTGCTTGTTGATCATACCTATCTTTATTTAAAGATAATGAATAATAATCTTCAGCTAATGAACCAGATAAATCAGGATATAAACCAGCAAATGTATTAGTAACTCCTGAACCTGAAATAAATAAATTACTTTTTGCTACTATATCAACATCAATTTCATCAGCAAATACACCTTCTGAAATTGTAGGTGAAGCACTATTTAATTCATAATATTTATCTGGGCCTAAAGGATTTGCAAATTTATTAGCTTTATCAGCATCATTATCATAAACTAAATTATTTTGTCCTAATCTAATATTATTTTTTAATTGAGTATTTTTAGCAAATCTTCCTGGACTACTATTATCTGGGATAAAAGCTTCATACATTTGTGAAGCTCCTCTATTAAATGAAACTTCTTCAGACTCATAACCTCCAACTTCAGGAGGACGAATAAAAGCTTGATAATTACCTTCTGATGGTTTATAGTCAATTACATTAGTACTATCACCAATAAGAGGTGCTTCTAAAAACCCATCATATTTAATAGAATTAACATTAAGAGTAGGAGATTGATTAATAAAAGTTTGTTGAGCAGCATTAGTAAATATTAGTGGGTTTGCCTTATTATCATAAAACCCATTTAATTTTACTTTAGGATTATTTGGTCCTGTTCTTTGATCTGTAAATGGAATTGTAGTTCTACCAACTGTTCCACCTATTGAATTAGGCCCTCCACCATATCTTGTAATATAAGCATTTTTTCTCCCCCCTAATCTAATTTTTCCACCTGCTGTTTTTTGTTCTTTACCTGTATTAACAGCATCTTGTAATAAAACTAATCTATTTGCTTGCTCTCCTCCACTACCAATATTTTGTGCATTAATAGTTCCAAAATAACTATTTATACCACCACTACCTGTTTTTCTAGGATCACCATCTTTTATATTTAAGGGAACATTATCAGTTATAGGATTTACTCCAAATAAATTAATAGATCCTGGGGCAATTGGAGCTAAACCAGTCTGTAGTAATGTACTAGTAGGTAAATATAAACCTTGATTAATTAATCCAAAACCATAACCAGCTCCAAATGTAGCTTCTGTTTTTACACTCTGACGAGATAATACATTTTGTTTAGCTATAAATTCAAAACCATTAGGTGATTTTGTATCGAATAGTAATTTAGTTAATCTACTAACATCATCTTCAGCATTAGTAGCTGCTAATATACCACCTCTTAAAAAGAAATCAATACCACCTAATGCAGCAGGTTCTGGTGGTAAACCTTCCATAGATTGAAAAGTTTGATTTGGGTTGTCATATTCAACATTTGGTATATCTTTCGGTATGAAAGGTTGACCACTCCACGCACTATTTCGCCTGTCACTTCCATTAGTAGTAAATTTCAACTTATTTAATTCTGTAGTTGAATTTATTATCATAATTGGATGTTATTTAATATAATATTATTTTTTAGTTAGCATTACCAGCTAAAGTACCTAAGAAGGTATCTCCAGTTCCTTGAAATCTAGCTGCAGCTAATGCACCACCCGAACCTTGATTTAATATAAAATCATCATATGTTTGTTGGTTATTATATACTTTAAATCCTGCACCTGCTGCTAAATTGTTTGCAGGGCCTCCAAAAGGTTGTAATTTAGTAGGACTAGGATAAGGTACTGTCGTACCAGTATTATCATATCTTGGAGATACTGATATTTCTTGTGGGTTATTTTCTAATGAATATTTATTATGCATTGTTGATGGCAACGATGGTGACGGAGCCATAGGTTGAGGTGAAGCTGGTGATATAGGATATCCCAATATCGATCCCTCTGAGTCAAATTTATTCCTTAATGATTGTGCCATAATTTTAGTTTTAAATTGTTATTTTATTATAAATATTAACCTATTCCAGAAGATGCAATTGTTAAACTTTTTCCTACTTTATTACCATCCATAATCACATCACCTCCCGCTTCTACTACAGCTATTAATTGATCTAATTTTTCAACTATTTGAGAAGTTTCATCTCCTCCTCCTTCTCCACCACCACCAAATACACCTGCTAATTGAAGTAATGGAGTAGCTACTAAAGCTAAAGCTCCTAAACCAGCTAATACAGGTAAAGCTTGTATCCCAGCTAATCCTACAGCTAAAAGTCCTCCTGCAATTCCATATAATGCAGGTCCTAATAATAACATTGGTAAGATATTTTCCATTGAAACTGCTTCCATTATTTTTACGAATCCATCTGCAGCTGCTGTTATCATGTCAGCAAGTCCGTCAAATACTGCAGTTACTACTGTACCAAATGCTTTAATACCAGGTGCGGCTAATCCTAAAGCTGCTCCTAAAGCTATCATTGCAACTGATATTAATCCTACACCTACTGCTATACCTACCATTTGTGGACCCATTATAGCTTTACCAAGAGCTGCTAATCCTTTTCCTATTCCTGTAAGGAAATTTTGAACTATTTTTCCTTGTCCTTTTTTAATACCACCTGTTCCTTTATTAACTTTACTAGTAGAATCTGCTGCTTTATCAGCTGCGCCACCATCATCACTAAAAAGTCCTTTAATGGATCCTACTAAACCTCCTGCTCTTTGTCCTCCTGCTTTTGCTCTACCTCCACCTTTCATAAATTGTCCCCCTTTATAGAATTTACCTAAAATTGAAGATGATAATTTATTATTTTTTAAGAAATCTATAGATCCTTTAACCATACTCGCCATACTTTTAGCTGAACTTACTAAAGCTGGAGCTATTTTAGCTGTCATAATAGCACCAATAGTAATCATTGTTGCTCTTAATACAAAACCATTAGATACAAATTTTAATATCATAGTTAGAGGACCAGCTAAAACTTCTGTTATTTTAGCTATTGATTTTTGAATTTGAGTTTGTAAATCTAATCGTTTTGCTTCTTCTAATGATACATCAGCTGCCTTAGCTGCTTGTTCTTCTGATAAACCACTTTGTATTTTTTGTTGATAAATCATTTTAGCCATTTCTTCCCTACTCATACCCATAGCTTTAGCTGTTGCCTCTTGTTGTATTCTATTACCAGATGCAAATGCTTTTAATATACCTTGATTTTTACCTATTTCTTCAGCTAAACCTGCTAAATCATTATCAAGTGCTAATTGTCTTGCTTTTTCTAAATTTAAGTTTTGACCTGTAAGTAATTCAGCTTCCATTTCTGCTTGAATAGAAGATTCAAAGTCTAATATTGAACTTGCTATTTTATCTACTTGTTCTAAGCTTAACCCTAACTTTTTAGCTTGCATAGCAGCTTCTTGTATTTTTGCTGGGTTACTTCCTAGTGATAAAGTAACAGCAGCTGAGGCACTTCCTACCTCATCCATTACATCCTTAAAATTTAAACCTACTTTTTCTTGACCAACAAAAGATTTAAATGATGATTCCATATTAGCAGAAACTTCACTTAGTGGTTTACCTGATAACTGAGCAAATTTAGCTAATTGAGCTGCTTCATGAGCACCTAACCCCATATTTTCAGTTAATTCTGCTGCTTCAGCAATTGTTTCAGGAGAGAATACAACTGCAGCATTAACTCCTAATTCTTTAGACAGCATAGTTGCAGTCTTTATATATTCACCTGTAGTAAGAAGTCTATCATTTACAGCATCTGTTACATCTACATTTTGTCCTGTTAATGATCTAAATTCTTTTTGTTGTTTTGAAATTTCTCCTGCTGATTTTAAAATAGCTCCAAATATAACTGTTGGGTCAGATATAGTATTAAAAGCACTACCTAACAATTGACCAAATCCATAAGCCGCTACTTCTAATTTTGCAAAACTTCCTTCAGTTTCAGCTGCTTTTTTCTGGATTTTTGCCATTACTTCATCGGCATTAATTAATTCACCAATTATGGGGATTTTAGAAATTCCTTTTACAATTGCTCCTATAGCACCCATTCTTTCTTCAATAGCTGCTGCTATGCCAAATTGTTCTTGTAATACTGTATTATGAAATTCTTCAGCTTCATTAAGTTCAGCTATTTTTTGATCCATCATCTCTTGTGAAATAATTCTTTGATCTACTAAACTTTTAAGTTTTCTTTCAATCATTAAACTTTTTGCTGCTCTATCTTCTATTTGTTTTTGTATATCTACAGATTTTAATGCACCTTGATTTAATTTTTGTTGATTTTTTATAGTTTCATCTAATCCCTTAGCTAATGATTTTATAGCTTTATCAACATCACCTGCTAATACTTCAGCTACTTGTTTTGATTCATCCTTTACATCTTCAAGGGCATTTACAATAGCACCTTTTAATTGAGCTGCAATACTAAGGAGTTGGTCTTCAATAAAGCCTAACTCTTTATTTATATCTTTTGCATCTTTTTTATTTTGCTTGAAATCAGGCATTAAAGGGTTTTATTATAAATATCAAAAGCATCTATTTTTTAGATGCCTTTGTTGAATAAGTTGGTTTAGATGGAGGTTTTTTAGCGTTTTTAAGAAATTCAGGAGCTGTTACTTTACCATCAGTAGTTACTGATTTACTATTACTATTTTTACCTTGGGCTTGTTTAACTCTTTTATTTTCTTCTATATAAAAATCATTTATTTTATTAAATGTAAAATTACGTAGCCATATAGGCATATTATAAATAGTATGCCAATCATACCCACCTTTACCATGAAATACTATATCATGGATTTGAGAAAATAAACTTAATCTATATTTCGGTGTCAGGCCAAAAAAAGTTAAGCCCAATGGGCACTGAGATCTCCTCCTCTCCTCCTTCTAATGTATCAACTGATACAGTTAAATCAACATCTGGTTGAAAATCTCTAATATAGTTTCTTAATGCTCTTGAATCTTGTGCTAAAAAATAATTATCTATAAAATTTCTAATATCTTTTTTATCATCAGAACCATCAACAGCTACTATCATATGTTTAAGACGTGTTGATAGTTCAGGTGAATTTTTAGGATTTATTTTCTTTAAACCTTTTAATTCATTTTCAATCTTAGTTTCATCTTTATGAGTTAAAAGTTTAAACATAAGCATTGTTTCTGATTTAGGACAGGTAAATGGAAATTCATTTTTACCTTGTTCAAATTTAGATTTATCAAAAGGTTTATTTTTAAAAGATGATAAATCAATTTTTATTTTTTCATTTTTATATGAAAATTCATACTCACTACCATAACCTAATATTCTAACAGCTATTAATAGTGCATTTTTATCACCAATTATTAAATCTCTATAATCTATTTTAGATACTATTAAAGCTTCTAATAATTTATCTATTACTGTACCTTTTTGAATATATGATTGGTTTGTAAGAATATCTTCTTCTTTAGCAGTCATGTATTTTATTTCTACTTTTCCAGATGATAATGGATTATCTAATGGGTAAACTATACCATTTGAGGGTAATTCTACTACTTCAGTAGGGAATTTTAATTTTTCTTCACTCATATCTTTTATTTAGTTATAACTTAATTTCGTGTATACATATATAACATAAAAAAAAGCTTGGACAAAGCCAAGCTATTCTTTAATATATTTAAAATTTCTTTTAGAAATTTAATACGCAGTAATCCATTCCTAGAGTTAATGAAACATCTTGAGCTTCCGCTTCAGTATCCCAATTAAATCCTTTAAATGTTGCATCTTTAATAAATGAACCTTTTAATATCCATTCTGATACTACATCACCTACAGGTCCTAGTACATTAATAGTTACGTCTTTTTTATAGAAATCAGAGTAACCATCTCTACCAGTAACTGATTCATGATGTAATCTTACCCACTCCATAACAGCTTGAGCTCCTGATGGTGTAATTGGGTCATATAATGTCATAGACACATCAGCCCACTTAGCTTTACCTTTTACTTTTCTATAAGTATTGATATGATTAAGTACTATTTCACCTTGCTCTACCTTAATTTCACCAACTTCTTTAATCATGTATGATGGTATACCATCTACATACATTATAAATCTATTGGCAACTTTTGGTTCAAAAGCTGTGAAAAACATTTCGTTTGGATTTACTACTGCCATTTTATTATTATTTTATTTTATTATACATATTATATTTTATACTTCTTATGATGGAAATTCAGCTCCAGTTGGTAAAATGTTGAAATCTAAGTAAATGAATTCAGCAGTTCTAGTTGGTTGGATAAATATCGCACCTACCATTTGGTTTCTATCAACTACATCTGGTCCATTATTTGCAGCATCCATTTGTACTTTAAAGGCAAATAAACCTTGTCTTTGTTGTACTGATTCTAAGTATGGATTTACTTGCGCTAAGAAATTGTTTCTTGTTGCAGCTGTATTTTGTTCAAATACTAAATTATCAGCAATCTGTACAATAAATGATTTTAATGCTATTAATAATCTTCTAACATTTATTCTATCTAAAGCACTTGCTGTTGATTGTAAAGTTTTCTGTCCAAATACTACAACTCCTCTTCCTGGGAATGTAGCTATTGGGTTTACTTTACCTGTATATAAAGTATCTCTATTTGATTGAGTTAATTTTCTTTGCGCTTGTACTACCGTACTTAAGCCACCTCTATTGATTCCAGCAGGTGCGAACCAAGCCTCACTTGTTCTGTCATTAAACGCGTATACACCAGGAATAACCGCTGATGGTACTGCCCACACTAACTGTCTTGAATCTGGGTCATTTAATTGAACCCAAGGCCAATAAGCAGCAGCATATGAATTATCAATATCTTTTGCTTGTCCAATTGCTGTATTTACTGTTCCTCCTGAATAATTAACTAAATCTATAACTGCTATAGCATCTCCTCTTCCTTGTGTATTTGATAATAACGTATTCATTGGAGTTGCCCAAGTTGAAGATGCAAAATATAAACCAGGTGCAGAAATAATATTATATTGATAATCATCTTTATTTGCTAATAAATTAAATGCATCTGTATATGTTGCTGCTTCTGTTCCAGTCATACCTTGTGAATTATCATCTATTATTGCATCATAATATCTAGCTTGAGTATATGCTGGGAATCCTGTTTTAGAGAATAATGCTCCATCAGCACCACCAAATGATCCACTTTGGCCACTATCTGGTAGGAAAGTAGCATACGCTGGATTTGCTGTTCCATTATTATCAAAATAATCTGGAGTTTTATATTTTACTGATTTTACTCTTACATATCTTGAAGATACTGGGTAATTTCCAACTGTACTTATAAATGGGTCTGTTGATCCAGCTCCATTAAATACTTTTGTCATGTTACCTACTATTCTTTCTATATAATTAGATGATTTTGGATCTAATGATACATTAGGGAATATTTCTAATACTCTTTTAGCTGTTTGTGTGTCATTACCTTGTCTAATTACTAAACTAAATGTTCCAGTAGATGTATTTGTACCTTGTATTTCCCATCTAATATTATTACTAGTTCCACCAGTTAATGTTCCATTTGCTCCTGTAGCATCACCAGTATTCATTATAGTTCCATCAGATAATGTTTCTAATTCAAAAGCTTGATCATCTACTAAATCATTATCTGTTAAATTTATATCTATTGCATCTGCTGGTGAACCAATAGTTGCATTATTTGCTATTTCAATATCTTCTGCTATTGTAAATGTAGTAGATCCTTGAGTATTTAATACTATAGAAACTGGTTCAATTAATAAATTAGAATTTGTTTGTAAAGTACCTGCTGTTAATGGTCCAGCTGCTGCAAATGAAATTGCTGGGGAAGTATCTAAATCACCCGCTTGTATTGTAAGTACAGCATCTCCTCCAGTTAATCCTATAGCAGTTCCAGCAAATGTAATTGTATCACTAGCAGCATAATTTCCTCCTCTTGCTGTTGGAGTAACTGTTCCTACTATTGTATTAATATTATCATTAGTTAAAGTAATTACTAATGATCCACCAGTTCCTGCTGATCCTCCTCCTGTTAATGTAATACCAGCAGCAACTATTTCTGATTGAAGTAAAGTAATTGTTCCAGTTACGTTTGTATATCCTGTTGAAGCACCAGTTGCTACGTCAATATTAATTATTGATCCTGCACCATCAGTTCTTAATGTAACTGTTCCACCAAAAGCATTAGAAACATTAGTCATTGAATCTAAAATTGTAATTGCTGTACTTGTTTCACTAAAACCATAAGCACCTGCTGCTATTGCAGCACCTGATAATCCTGTAGTTTGTGTTGATACTGGGGCTAATGTTCCAGCTTTAATTGTTGTTACATCAAATGTAGCTAATGTACCAGTACCACCACCGGCATTTCCATAAGAAAATACTGCTGTATTAGTTGTAGCTGGTGCTAAAACACCAGTAAGAGTTGAATTATCTATATTTGTTGTAATTCCTGATAATTTAAACATACCTGTTCCTAAGGAACCTGCTGCAATTGTAATCGTTTCAGCATCAACATATCCACTACCTGGTGCAGCAATTGTTACTGTTGAACCAGCATCATCATAATCATTATTTGCAATTACTACTGTTGCAGTAGCTCCTAAACCAGCTGATCCACCAGTTAAAGCAACTGTATAAGGTGAATTTATTGACGTTACTGGGGCTAATGTACCCGGAGTAGGTTGAATAGATGTTTTTAAATTCTTTGCGGCAGCATCACTAGTAAACCTACCCATTGCAGTATTTCTTACTACATCAAATGTAGCTGTAGAAGCTCCTCCATCTTTTGTACTAGCTACTGCTGTTGCTGTAGCTGCAGTACCAAATCTACCTGTTGTTCCTGCTGATCCTGTAAAATTGTAAGGAGATGGTCTTAATTCTGTACTTGTTACGTCATTTTCTATTTTTGAAGAAGATGCTGGAGTCCATGACCCTGAAGCTACTCTATTTACTATTAATGATGTACCACCATTTTGAAAGTAATTATATGCTGAAATTGATGTAAAATATGTGTATTCGTCTGATCCACTTGTAAATGTACTACCAAAATTTGCTAAATATTCTGAGTAACTTGTTACTAATTTAGGAATGTTTACACTACCTAAAACAGTTGGTCCAACAATACAAGCTCCTGCTTGAACTGGTTGAGAAGTTACTTGAGATTGATCATTTTCTCTTGCTAATACTCCTGGGGAAATTAATGTTTCTGCCATTTTATGTTATTTTTATGATAAATATACTAAATTTTTTCAAAAGTTTATTTACTCGGTAAAAATTCACCATTTTCTAGTGAAATAGTACCAGGTCCATATTTTTCCTCTAACTTTTTAGCTAAAGCAGCTTCTTCTTGCTGTAAACCTTGTAAACTTAACTTCAATTGTTCTTTTTTTATTTGTATGTTATAATTTTGTACTTCTACAACACCTGAAATTTCTGTAATTGTATTTAACCTTTCTTTTAACTCCTGAATTTTACTAATTTCATCTTTTTCTAAAACTTGTTTTTTCTTAATCATTCGATTTATTTTGTTATACATATTGGAAAATTCCTTATAGTATAATAATTATAATATTAATTTAGGTACATAATATATTTTTTTACTAAAGTATTTATATTGCATATCTTTTGGTGGGTTTACATTAATTTCTTTAATTATTAAAGTACCCCATTTTAAATTATTACAATTATATTCTACTGCATCTTTATTATTTGGGTTATACCAAGTAACTATACCATTTTCATTTAATGAAGATTTTATTTTAGGTAAAAAGTGGTGCCAATTTTTTTCCATCCAAGTATCAAACATAATACCATTATATTTTTTATTTGGAATACTATCAAACCAATCACCTTTAATAGGTATTACATTAGGTTTATCCTTAGCCCATTTTAATAATTTTTTAAAAATTTGATCATTAATTTCAATTATAGTATGAGTATTTATATTTGCTTCTTGTATAAAATTAGAACAAATACCCATCCCAAATCCTATTTCTAATATATCACCTCCATTTTCAGTAACTACTTTAGCATGCTCTTGCATTAAGTTAGTTTCCCAATCCATCATTATTTCTCGACCTTCTTCATCTAGAATTTTGTCGTTTAAAAAAGTGTACATATTAACCTACTAAAGAATCATTTATTCGTTTAAATGTAACATCTAGTTTAGAATAATCCACAGAATAATACCCATTTTTACCTAAAATTGATGCCTTAGGTACTTCTTGTGCCATTACTCCTTCAAATACTCCTCCACCATATAATTTAGAATCAATATATTCAAATTTATAAATGTTAATTCCTGAAGGTGATGTGCCTACTTTTGTGATATTTTTCTTAAGTCTTCTATCTGATACACAAGTGGAAACAGATTTAATTCTACCATTAGCTGTATCTTCAAATTCTACAGCAATAGATGATCTTCCAGAGACTATTTTTGCAAATCCACCTTCTGCTCTTCCTAATCCTCCACCAAATGTAACTAATGGAGATAAAACATTAGTATTTTGAAGATAAATTACCATTCCTACTTGTACTGATGTTGAAGGGCTATAAACTGTTGTACTAACATCTTCTAAATTACATGCATTAGCAGCAGATGTAGCTAAACCACTACTTTCTTCTTCATCATAAAACATTGTATATGAAGTAAATGAAAAACCATCCATATCATCACCGGCAACTAAATATGTTTCATCATCATCACTACTATCCATATCAGCCCATGCCATTGTTGATCCACCACCATTATTTGCACCTGTAGAAACAAAAACATCTCCAGCGTTTAAATTAGTAAAACGGCAAGAGGCCCATGGATGTGCTGTTGTATTAGTATAACCATTTGATGAATTACCAACACTAAAAGATTCAACAAATTGTCTATCCGAATTAAATCTTTGAACTACTGCTGCCCCTTCACTTCCTGTTCCATGTGCTATATGTGCTTGCCAGTTACCACCTCCAGGATTACAATGATAGGATCCTGCAGCTCTAACTCCTACATGAGGGGTCATTTCAGTTCCATCACCATCACCTTGTGATTCAGCTGCAAAGATAGGACCTTGAGCATTTGATCCTGTTGGTGATGGATAAGTTACTGCTGGAGATCCTGCAAATTTAGCTGCACTGTTTGCTCCTGTGTTAGAGTCATTTCTTGCCCATCTTTCTACACCTGTTGTTAATGAAAATTCTGATGTTGTAGTTGAGTTAGTACGTGTTTTCATTGCATAATTTGAAGTTGATCCGTCTCTAAATTGATAAGGTCCAGCACCTGCTAATATATGTCCTCCATTTGAATACCAACCATATTTTGGTTCTGGTGTTAAAGGAAACATTGGAATAGAATCATATAATGATGACCCAGTTGATCTACCTCTCCAAGCACAAAACATAACGTCAGAAACTGCAAAATATGCTCCATCATTATCAGCCATACTTATATTAAAAGTTTCATAAACACCACCCCATTCTTCATCTAAATCAGTTGACGATAAAGAAGTTACATTTGAATTTGATGTATTAGTATGACGAATTTGAACAAAATTAGCATCTGTATTATTATCTGTACAAAATACATAAAATTTATTTCCATTTGTAGTTGACTCTCTATCATTTCTAGTAGCAAATGAATAGCCTGAAAATCCAGCGTAAGCACCGTATAATCCTGGGAGTCCATTATAATACAAAGTAAATGGTTTATTACATTCTATTCTATCTCCAATACTTAAAGAGCTTAAAGTAGTTACAGTTCCTGCAGTTGATACTGTTCCTTGTGAAGATCCATTTTTATAAATAGTTGTTGAATCACACCAATTTATAACTCTATAAGATCCTGCATATACAATAAAAAACATATTATTTATGTTACCTAAATTCCAACCAGATGATGACATACTTCTTGCACTACCATGTCCACCAGGATATAATGTTCCTTGTGCATTGTAAAGAATAGGGTTTAATTTTAAGGTACTTATTGCTGTTGAAGTTACCTCTGAACTAAAAGTAGGTAAACCTGGAGAAATACCAATTACATTAGAAAAATAAGATAAACTTTTAATTTCTTCATTAAAAGGCCACCATCCATCACCTCCTATATTTGTAGATATATTTAAAAAACTTAAATTTACAATTGACATTTATCTCTTTTTTAATTCATTAACCTCAGTTTTTAGTTCATTAATAGCTTGAATTAATACGGCTACTAATCTATCGTATTTAACTGCTTTATAACCATTATCTCTTGTTTCAACTATTTCTGGGAATATTTTTTCTACTTCTTGTGCTATTACACCTATATCATGTCCTTCATTTTCATGTATTCCTTGTTTAGGAATCCAATCAAAATAAATACCTTTTAATTTACCTACACTTTCTAAAGCATTATGTATTGGTACAATATTAGTTTTTAATCTTTTATCTGATGAATAATAAGCAACAACATCATTAGTAGCTCTAATTAAACCTGTAGTTGATGGTGTACTTGTTCCAACTCCTAAAGCACCATTAATATATAATCTTGTTCCATCATATGTTAATTCAGATTCTACTGTTAAATTTGGTGAAGAACCATTTAATGTTAATACACCATTATTTGTTGTTCCTGATATAGTAGCTGTTCCTGATGTACCTGATGAACCATTTGAACCATTAGATCCATTAGATCCTGATGTACCTGATGAACCATTTGAACCATTTGTACCATTTGTACCATTTGTTCCTGAAGTTCCTGAAGAACCGTTTGAACCATTAGATCCTGATGTACCTGAAGAACCGTTTGATCCATTTGAACCTGAAGTTCCTGAAGATCCTGATGTACCTGATGAACCATTTGAACCATTAGATCCTGAAGTTCCTGAAGAACCATTAGATCCATTTGAACCTGATGTACCTGATGAACCATTTGAACCATTTGAACCTGAAGTACCTGAAGAACCACTTGTACCTGATGAACCGTTAGATCCGTTTGATCCTGATGTACCTGATGAACCATTTGAACCGTTAGATCCTGATGTACCTGAAGAACCATTAGATCCTGATGTACCTGATGAACCATTTGAACCATTAGATCCTGAAGTTCCTGAAGAACCGTTTGA